GGTTGGCAACTGACCCGGGTGTGCAGCGTAAAGCACCAGAAGCAGTTATCCGGCGGGCAGGGACCGCGGTCGGAAAAACAATCTGAATGGACTCGTACCGCGCCAGTAGCGCCGAAAAGTCAGCTTCCTTCTCGAACACAGGATTGGAAGGAAGGCGAAGGAGCGCATTACTGAAAAGCCCGGTGTACAAGCGCCGGGCTTTTTGGAATGCCTGCCTCAAGAGAAACCGTTTGAACCCAACCCATCTCTCATCAATCACCCACGGAGGCGTGACATGACAAACGAGCAACAAGCGTTGGCGGACATGCCGATCTGGCTGGTCATCCTCCTCGCCGTCGTCGGCGGGGTGTCCGGCGAAATGTGGCGCGCTGACAAGGAGGGCGCACGCGGCTGGTCGCTGGTGCGGCGTCTGGCTCTGCGTTCCGGCGCCTGCATGATCTGCGGCGTGTCGGCAATCATGCTGCTGTATGCCGCCGGCATGTCGATCTGGGCCGCTGGCGCTTTTGGCTGCCTGACGGCGATGGCCGGCGCTGATGTCGCCATAGGCCTTTACGAACGCTGGGCGGCCAAGCGCATCGGCGTCTGCGAAGTACCGCCGCGCGACCAGCCTTAACCCTGAATATTTTTCCGTGCCGCCATGTCGGCGGCAGGGCTGCACGTGGACGATTGAAAAGGAGGTCATGTATGCCCACACCGATCCAGCAGCCGTCGCAACTGTTCACAGCCATCGCGACGACACTGCGCAACACCGCCGGTCTCAACCTCAATGTCGGTAGTCACGCTGATTTCACAGCGGCGGGCGCTCAAGCCTGGGCACTGATCGACTTTGACCGGAACGCGTCCGGCGTGCGCGGCGCTGATGGGCGTATCGCTCATGTAATGACGTTGTCACTGCAAGTCATCCCGGCGCTTTCTGCGACCGCTTTTGCTGCGTGCGATCTGATCGCAGTGCTGAAAAACCTGATCACCGACAACCGCTGGGGATTACCCGGCGATCAATGCGATCTGCCCCTGAATATCGATGGCTTGCCGTCATTGCTCATCCGTGGCGATCAGCAATACAAAGCCTGGACCCTGACGTTCAACCAGACACTCTACCTCGGCCCGACCTTGCTCGACGATCCGCTGGGCATGCCGAAATTCGCTCGCACCTGGGAAGTCAGCAACATCGACGACCCGGACCAGTACACCGCGCTGGAGGGCTGACCGATGTTCGATGCATTACTGCGTATGCAGCTTGGCCCGATCATTGAGCGTCTGGCGGAAATGGAAGCGGAAATCGAAGACTTGCACCGCCGCGCCGAGAGTTTCTGTCGCATTGGCATCTGCCAGTCAATTGATGCGGCGAGCAATACATGCCAGGTCAGCCATGGTGGATTGCTCACCCCGGCGATCAAGTTCTTCAACCCTAGCGCCGGTGCGCAAAGCGAATCGCGCATCCCAACGGTGGGCGAGCAGTGCCTGCTGTTCAACTATGGCAGCGGTGAAAGCGGTGCGCAGACTGTGGCGTTGTTCGGCTTGAACAGTGACCGTTTCCCCCCGGCCTCGACTGTGCCGACGCTGACCCGTCGGGTACATCAGGACGGCAGCGAAAGCAGTTACGACGACGCCAGCCACGCCTTGCACTGGCTCAACGGACCAACGCAATTCCACGGGTCTCGCGAGTCGCTCGAACTGAGCATCGGCCCGGCACGTCTGGCCATGACGCCACAACTGATCACCCTGCAACTGGGCGCCGTCGGCCTGAGTATTGACGCCTCGGGCGTGCACTTCAGCGGCCCCTTGGTCGATCACCAGGGCCGCGTCATCAGCCCCTGATTCAAGAGCCTCCCATGATCGGAATCGATAGAGACAGCGGGGCCACGGTCGACGACTGGCTGCAATTCGTGCAGCGCGCGACCCGAGCCCTGACCACACCGCTGGGCACCCGGCAGAAACGACCTTTGTACGGTTCGCTGATTCCCACTCTCCTCGGGCAGAACCTCGGTGACGACATTCTGCTTCTGGCACAGAGCCACGCCGCGCAAGCGTTCTACAACTCGCAAAACGGCATCGACGATTTTCAGCCGCAAGTAATTGTCGCCAGTCGTCACGGCGATGGCCTGCTGCTGCGCTTCGCCGGCACCTGGAAAAACCGCCAACAAACCTTCGAGGTGCTGACATGAGCATGCTGATACCTGGCCAGAATCAGCTGGCCGAACCCGCGCTGATCACGGTCGAAGCGTTCGAAGACTTGCTCGCCGAGTTCAAGACTTTCGTCATCGAATACGTGGGGGCTCGCTCGCCGGCCAGCGCCGTGAAACTCAAGGCGAGTCTGGAAAACGAAAGCGAATTGCTGACCCTGGCGCTGGAAGCGTTCTGCGTGCGTCTGCAAACCCATGAGCGCAAATACAACGCACGTATCAAGCAGATGCTGGCGTGGTGGGCGACCGGCAGCAATCTCGATGCGCGGCTGGCGGACATGGGCTTGGAGCGGCAATTGCTCGATCCCGGCGACCCGGCGGCATTCCCGCCGGTGCCGGCGATTTATGAAAGTGATGACGACGCTCGGCTGCGTTATTACCTGGCACCTCATGCACCGGCGGCGGGTTCGCGGATGCAGTATCGCCGCGAGGTGTTCACCCTCGGCGAGCGGCCCACGGTGCAGGTTGAGTCCACTGATTCCGGCGTGGTAAACGTCACCTACACCTTCGATCCCGACGGCCTCGCCGCGCAGGTCAAGGATGGCAATGGGCGGCGCACTGCGCCGGGCGAAGTGCAAGTCACCGTGCTTTCTCGAGACGGCGATGGCACGCCTTCCGAAGCATTGCTCGACGGCGTCCGTCAGCACTTTGCTCGTCCAGACGTGCGCCCGGAAACTGACCTCGTTACCGTCAAGGCTGCCGAGATCCAGCGCTACAAAATTCGCGTGGTCGCCAAGATCAATTCCGGCCCTGATTCGGGCCTGACCAAAGTCGCCGCGCAAGCACAATTGCAGGCTTATGCCGACAGCTGTCATCGCCTGGAAGGTCGGGTCGATCCGAGCTGGATCGACTACACGCTGCACAGCGCCGGCGCCGTACAACTGCAGATTCTCGAACCGCTGGCGCCGATCGTCACCACCGCTTTTCAGGCGCCTTATTGCACCGCGGTCGAAGTCGAGGTGCTGACGCTATGAGTGAAAAAACTCAGCGCCCGACCTTACTGCCAGCCAACAGCTCGGCACATGAGCGCGGACTGGATCTGGGCTTCGGCGCCTTGCTTGATCGCATCGCACCGCCGTTCCCGGAATTGATGAACCCCAGCGAAACGCCGGTGGCCTTCCTGCCTTATCTGGCTGCCGATCGTGGCGTCGCCGAATGGAGCACTGATGCGCCGGTGGCGGAGAAGCGCCTCACCGTCGAACTGGCCTGGCCCACCGCGCGCCAGGCCGGCACTCGCAAGGCACTGGAAAACGCCGCCAAGGGTTTGCAATTAAGACCCGAGATCCGCGCCTGGTACGAACAGACACCGCCCGGCGTGCCGTACAGTTTTTCTGTGCGTGCCTTCAGCGAACAACCCTATAGCGAAGAAATCGATGCACGTCTCGACCGACGCCTGGCGGATGCCAAGAGCGAACGCGATGTGCTGACGGTCTCCGTTGGCTTGAGCGCTTTCGGCAATCACGTCATCGGCGCCGCGACGTTCTGCGGCGAACTGACCACGGTTTATCCGGTGTTCATCGAAGGGCTTGAAACCTCGGGAGAGGCGTTCATAGCGGCCGGTATGTACACCGTCGAAACATCCACTATTTATCCTCAGGGGGCCTGAATGGCTGACTATTACACCCTGCTCACCAACGCAGGGATTGCATACGAAACGGCGTGCAAGGCCGCCGGTACGCCGATCAAGCTGACGCAGATTTCGGTCGGCGACGGCGGCGGCGCGGTCTACAACCCGGCTGCCACCGCGACCGCTCTGAAACGCGAAGTCTGGCGCGGACCGCTCAACGCACTGTTCCAGGATGAGAAAAACCCGAGCTGGCTGCTTGCGGAAGTGACCATTCCGCCGGATGTTGGCGGTTGGTATGTGCGGGAAGCAGGGCTGTGGACTGACACCGGCGTGCTCTACGCCATCGTCAAATACCCGGAGTCGTTCAAACCGGTTCTCGCCACCTCGGGTTCGGGTAAAGAGTTCTACATTCGCTCGATTTTCGAAACGAGCAATGCGTCGCTGGTGACCTTGTTGATTGATGACACCGTGGTCAAGGCTACTCGTGCCTGGGTCATGAGTTATCTGGCCGAAGAACTCGGCAAGCTCGATGGCAAGCAGTCGGTGCGCGTCGCTGCCACCGGCAATGTCGTGTTGAGCGGAGCCCAGCAGGTTGATGGTGTTGCCGTGGTGGCCGGCGATCGCGTGCTGTTGCCGAGCCAGACCCTGGCCAAGGACAACGGCCTGTGGATCGTTGCCAATAGTGATTGGGTGCGTGCGACCGATGCCAACACCAGCGCCAAGGTCACCCCGGGCCTGACGGTCATGGTGGAGGAGGGCGTAGCGAATGGAGATTCGCTGTGGCACCTGACCACCAATGCACCGATCACGCTTGGCACGACCGTGCTGACATTCAAGATGCTCGCAGGGCGCACCGGGATTGCTGCGGGAACTTACAAGAGCCTGACTGTTGATGAATATGGTCGCGCGACGGCTGGGGCCAACCCTGAAACGCTGGCTGGGTTTGGCATCAAGGATTCGTACACCAAGGCTGAAGTTGAGGCGTTGATCGCCAAGGCTTCCGCGTTGCCAGTTGGATCGATTGTGGCGTTTCCGGTTGATGCGCCACCGCCGGGTTTTCTGGAGCTGGATAACAGCGTCAAGAGCAGTGCGACTTACCCGGACTTGAGCGCGTATTTGGGTGGCAAGTTCAACAAGGGGGATGAGGGGATTGGAAACTTCCGGCTGCCTGAAGCGCGTGGCGAGTTTTTGCGGGGTTGGGATCATGGGCGAGGCGTTGATGCAGGCCGTGTAGTTGGCTCGACCCAAAAGGGTACGGTAACTACTTTTGACAGCAACCCGAATCCGAACCTCACGGTCGAAGTTGTGCAGGCATCGGTGGCGGCTGCGCAGGCGGATGTATTTACTTCCGCTGACTATCCTGGAGTAGCCAGGACCTATACGACTTCGGGGGTTGTAACCTCATCGATACTGGCGGATGGCGGAGTTGTAAGACCGCGCAACATCGCGGTCATGTGGTGCATCAAAGCCTGGAACGCCCCGGTCAATCAGGGAACCATCGATGTCGCCGCACTGGCCAAGGAGGTCGAACGGCTGAAGTCCGCCGTTCCGGTGGGGGCTGTTCTGGCGTTCCCGGTGGGAATCGTCGCGCCTGGATATCTGGAGCTCGACGGCAGTGTGCAGAGCATTGCGACTTATCCGGATCTGGCGGCTTTTCTCGGGACCACTTACAACAAGGGTAACGAGGGTGCGGGGAACTTCCGCTTGCCAGAGTCACGTGGCGAGTTCCTGCGTGGCTGGGATCATGGCCGAGGAGTGGATGCCGGTCGAGCTATGGGAAGTAACCAGGCAGAATCCTTCAAGGCGCACAATCACCGTTATTTTGACGAAACCGGCGCTACATTGGATCCGGCTGGCGAGTGGCAGGGTGGCAAAGTCAATGGTGCTGTTGCAGCAATATCGACAGGTGCTTTTCTTTCCGCTGTAGATGCCGGAACTACCATGCAGACGGTGACTGTTGTTACGACAGTAAACGCAGGTGGGGCGGAAACCCGCCCCCGCAACCTAGCCGTCATGTGGTGCATCAAAGCCTGGAACGCACCGGTCAACCAGGGAAGCATCGACATCGCTGCATTGACGGGACTTTCCCAACAAGCGTCTGAAGTGAATCAAGGCACAGCGAAAGTCGCGACCCAGAGTCAAACCAATGCAGGAACCGATGACACCGTCATTGTTTCACCGAAAAAACTGCGCCTCGGATTCGAGATCAATCTTGCCGCCAATGGATACATCATTTTCCCATCGTGGCTTGGCGGCCTGATGCTGCAATGGGGCTTGGCGAATATGCCGGGGACATCCGCAAATTTCAGTTTCCCGATTGCCTTCCGCAACAACGTCTTTCAAATGATAGCTACAGATGGCGGTGGTGGTGCCCACTCGTTGGGAGTAAGTCCAGTGACGACAGGCTTCACCGCTTGGGGCAATGCAGCGACAACGAACTTCCGCTATCTGGCCATAGGTAACTAAAAAATGCGGTATTACAGCAAGTCAACAGACTGCACTTATCTGGACCGTGTGCATTCGGTGATGCCGGATGACGTGATTCAAATCAGTGACGCGCTCTATCAGGAAGTCTTCGCCAGCCCCATGCTCGGAAAAATTCGTAGTGTGGATGAGAGCGGACTGCCGATCTTGATTGATCCGCCGGGATTGACTTCGGAAGAAAGAGCAAAGCAGGAACGCAGTTGGCGAGACCAACAGATCGATAGTGTTCTTTGGTTGCGTGAGCGCCATCGGGACCAACTGGATCTGAACCTGACGCCATCGCTCACGACTGAGCTATTCAGCGAACTGTTGATCTACATTCGCGACTTGCGCGACTGGCCTCAGTCGGCAGATTTTCCATCGGCAGACGCACGTCCGGTCGTGCCCTCTTGGATCGCTGCGCAGCCTAAGTAAACGCCCCGAATACCGGGGCGTTTTCGTGTCCGCTTAAAACATTCAACACCCGCCAAAGCCCCTCCCTCCCGAGGGGCTTTCCCGTTTATGGAGAAACGAAAAATGGCAACCCGCCAAACCTACACCGTGCTCGTCCCATTCCCCACCGGCGGTGGGCACTGGTCGAGCGTTGGTCAAGAACTCGATCTGCTCGATGTCGAGGCCAGTGCCTTGCACTTTGCCGGTCGACTTGAGCCGAAAACCCCTATCACCCAGGCCAAAAAGGCCGCTGCCAAGAAGGCTGACTGAACATGGCTGAGGTTCTGAACTTCGAGCACAACGGCATCACCGTCAATGCCACTGAATCCCCCGACGCCATGGGTGGCCTGGGTGACAACGTTATCGGTCTGGTCGGCACTGCGCCGAACGCCGATCCGCTGATTCCGCGTAACGCACCGTTTCGCATCAACAGCTTCACCACTCATGCGTTGCTCGATCCGACTGGGTCGGAAGAGGGCACGCTGTACCACGCGGTCTACCAGATCCTCAAAGTGGTCAAGGTGCCGGTGTACGTGGTCATCGTCGAAGCAGGCGCGACGCCGGCCGACACGGTCAACAATGTGATCGGCGGTGTCGAGCCGGCGACTGGTCGCAAGCTGGGTCTGGCGGCACTGGGCAGTGTCCCGGAAGACCTGACCATTATTGGCGCGCCGGGCTATACCGGCAGCAAAGCGGTGGCCGGTGAGTTCGCCTCCTTCGGCAAGCGCGTCAAAGCCCGCGTGGTACTGGACGGCAAGGATGTGTCGGTGGCCGATCAGGTGCTGTACAGCCAGGAACTTGGTGGCGCCGAGGTCGGTTTCGACCGTTGCCTGGTGGTGCACAACATGCCCGCCGTGTATTCGAAAGCAGCGAAGAAAAATGTCTTCCTGTCGCCGTCCAGTCTGGCGATTGCCGCGCTGGCCAAGGTCAAGCAGTGGGAGAGCCCGGGCAACCAGGTGACTTTCGCCGAAGACGTTTCGCGGGTCGTCGAATACAACATTCTCGACACCTCCACCGAAGGCGATCTGCTCAACCGCTACGGCGTCAGCTACTACGCCCGCACCGTGCTTGGCGGCTTTTCGCTGCTGGGTAATCGCTCGATCACCGGCAAGTTCATCAGCTACGTCGGCCTCGAAGATGCGATCAGCCGCAAGCTGGTCAAGGCCGGCCAGAAAGCCATGGCCAAGAACCTCACCAAATCCTTCATGGATCAAGAGGTCAAGCGCATCAACGACTGGCTGCAGACCCTGGTCGCCGACGAAACCATTCCTGGCGGCAGCGTGTATCTGCACCCGGAACTCAACAGCGTCGAGAAGTATAAGAACGGCACCTGGTACGTGGTCATCGACTACGGCCGCTACGC